GTTTATCAATTGCAGTTAATCTTTCTTTAATCGGTTCTTTTAATTGTTCCGGTGGTGCACCTTCTTGAATGGCTTTATTAGCTGCTTCTACTGTTGCTAAAGCTATTTCTTGGTACTTAGCTTTTAGCTCCAACACTTCCATTTCTTCAAGTCCTTGGTCCATCGTTAATTCTTCTCCGCCCATTTCTCCACCGGGTAGAGCCATGCCGTTGCTGGCTGGCATATCAGGGACCTCTGGATTAGAAACAGAAGCCATGGTGTTTAGTGCATTGTTTATGTCGCTGTCGCCTTCTTCAAATAATTCCGCGCCCACCATTCCACCTGCTTGCATTTGTATCTGAGCGTTGGGTTGTTGCATTGGCATTGCGCCCATACTGCCTGTTTGCATGGCGGGTGTTCCTTGTGCTAAAGCGTCTTGTAGGCTAATTAAGCCCACAGAATATTGTTGTATAACTTTTGGAGGAAGTTGCAGTCCTTGATCGGTTGCTGTTTTCTGTAATATCTGGACTTTCATTTCTGGTACGCTTATGCCTTGTTGTGCGGCTATTTGTGCTATACGTTGTTCCATAGACGGTTCAGTGGGGGCTGTTCCACCTAATATTCCCGCTGCCCTTCCCGCGTCTATCATCCCGCCTCCTTGGTACCCTCCGTGTGTAGCTCCACGCATGACGTTTCCGTTAGGCATTGTGTGCGTAGGGTAAGGTGTCATTCCGCCACCCATCATTTGAACAATACCGCTAGGGCCACCGCCGAACATTTGTCTGCCTTTCCAGTTCATTATTTTATTGCTCCCAACAATTGCAAAAGACCCGCTAAAGGATTAACCCCGGCTTCGTTTCCAAACGTTGTTGCGGCTCCTGTGTTTGGCAACAACCCTTGTAACGCTTTACCGTACATACCCATCCTATTGCCCGGTTCTGCGGCTAATTGATTGGCGGCGTTAAACTGGGCTCCGTACATAGTGTCTTGTATGCCTCTGGCTTGGCCACCCATTTGATTAAAAGTGTCCATTTGATTCATTAGTCCTTGTTGACCTAACATGCCCATTTTTCCAAAACCTTGTCCCATGGTCCCCATTTGAGATCCTAAAGATCCCAGTCCTTGGCCGAATTGCCCAAACTGTCCACCTAATTGACCCATTCCTTGCCCAAAGTTTCCGTACTGTCCGCCCAGATTTCCCATTCCTTGTCCGTAGCTCCCAAACTGGCTTCCTATTTGACTCAATCCTGAACCAGCGTTTTGTGCGGCTGTTCTGGCTCCTTCAAAACCTCTTGAACGAATTTTTCCTACGGCTTCCGCAGCACCACGACCCATTTGTCTTGATCTTTCACCTTCCATTAAACGACCACGGGATCCGCCAAACGCGCCTTGGTCTATTTGTCCTGCTCTGTCTGAAATACCTGTTCCAATACCCGCTTCTTTTAAATCCGCTAATGTCTGTTGTACTACGTTATCTTCGTAAGGATCATAAAATTGTTTTCCTGCGCCCGGAGCGTACATACCCGCTGCTGCATCTTGATAGCCCCCCGCTGTGCCGTACAGACCTGCGCCTTGATCGGTTAGATTAGCCCCTCTGCCGTACATGCCAATACCTAAATTAGTGGCGTCTGCGCCTCTGCCGTACATGCCCCTGCCTTCTTGCTGAGCGCCATAGCCTCCTTGCATCATTTGTGAACCTTGTTGCATATAAGGAGAAAATCCTCCTAAGCCCCCCGCCATTTCACGAGCGCGCATTTCATAAGGATCTAGCCCGGCTACTTGCTTAACCGGAACGGGTGTGGGTTGGTTGGCAAAATTGAACATGGAGTCCAAATAGCCTTTTCGCATTGCTGCTGCATAAGGTTCTTCGTATTTTGCAACGGTTGTGTTGTTTGCGTAAGCGGCCATTATCTTCTCCTTCCTGCGTTCTCTGCTTGATTCATTAAATTGTATAAGTATTCAGGGGTTAAATTTTCCGTGGCTTTTCTTGTCATGACAAACTCTCCGGGCTCTAACATGGCTTTTGTTATGTCTCCCGGTCCTTCCATCCTATTTTCTAGACTGGCTATTCCACCTCCTTGCATACCATCTGGTCTTAAAAGTAGGTCCTGCATGCCCGGCATTCCTGGTATATCATTAGGACGAGAACCATGAGCATGTGAATGAAGCTGTGGGTGATTATGAGAAGCTAGTCCTCCTCCTTGCATACCCGGAGGGGGAGCAGTAGGAGGCGGCATATTATTGAAAGTAGTGGGTTGATTGGCATAAGCCATCCCCGGTAGTAAGGCTGGTTGTATATTAGATATTTGATAGCTGGGTTGCCCGCCACCGCCGCCGTAAGCTTCTTGTCCAATAGGAACGTATGCCGCGGAACCGCCTTTTCGGTCGTCGTCCAATAATTTTTTGCCCAACAAGATTTTTATTAAATCGTTGTCCAGCATGTTTTTAGACCCGCCCGCTAAAGCGCTTAAAAGGTCTGTTATACCTCCGCCAGTTTTTTTTCCGCCACCTGAACCGCCGCCAATAAGCTTACTAAAGAATTCGCTTGCAACTTTCCGCATTTTAGGACCGGCTGTACCGCCAAATATCCCTGTTTCATCTTCTGGTGTAAAAGGGCTTTCGTAGTTGTATCCTGTAAAATTACCTTCTTTATCAAAAAGATCGTTATAGTCAATATTAGACGTCATGTCTTGATCTGCACCGTAATAATTTGTGTCGTCAAACATATCTAAGAAAGAAGTATCATCTTCAATCCCTTCCATCCAACTTTTATCTTCCCACCATTCCGAATCCATATCAATGTCATCACCTAAGAAAGAAGTATCAAGATCGTCTAACCAACTGAGATCATCTGCACCGTAGTAATTTGTAGCGTTATCGTCTAAGAAAGAAGTATTATCTTCAATTCCTTCCATCCAACTTGTATCTTCCCACCATTCATCTGCCATAATATTACCTATCTTATCGTCTTTTTTAATCCTTGTCTTGTTTGTGTGAAGCCCCAAAATAAAAGCTGATTATGGCAGAGGCTAAGCCACCTAGATAACCAAGCACTAAGTTAATTAATGCCTCTGAGTTTTGCTCAGGGGGCTGAAGAGTCACTAAAAATATATACCCCATAAAACCACCAACAACAACAATACCCATTATCCTAGCTGTCCAGTCTTTACTAAACCTTCCTCTGGCATCTTGTATGTCTGCTGTTTCAAGTTTAAACACGTCTACATCAAGCTCTTTCATCTGCAATTCAAACGCTTGTTCGGCTTTTTTAAGCTCAAGCAGCTGTTCAGGAGTGGCTTCTGCCACGGCTTTTTCTATGGCTTTTGGCGTATTAGGAACCCCTAATACTTCTGCAATCATCTTGGCAGCCATGCCGCCCATTGGTCCTGCTAATGCAGTGCCGAGTGTTGGGGCTACTGCACCAACAACATTTTTTAATAATCCGCCTAGTTTCATGTTATTTCTCCACAGGAACAAACAGTCCTTTTTCTATTAATATAGCACGATTAGCCATGTGAGCGTCGTGTACTAGAGCCTTATTTTCTGCGTTGTACTTGACTGCGTGGCACTCTTTTATCATTAGTTCATTAACGTTACGCATTGAACCTTCCTCAAACTCCGCCCAAACTTCGGCTATTACTCGTCCAAACTTACCTTTTGCATCTTTTATTTTAGTTCTTAATACAATCTTTTTTCCTTTAAGGCTTTCTTTAAAGTAAGCCTTACTGAGCTTACCTCGTGCTTTTTCATCCAAGTCACGAGTCCTCGACTCGGGCGTATCAATACCAGCCAAACGGACCCTGCAAGAATGAAAAATATCGAAGCCAAGGTCAATAACAACATCCATAGTGTCACCGTCGACCACTCTTTTAACTTCACATTTATATTCATACATATCAACTATGGCCTCCTTAAAGCTTTCTTATAATTGGACACTTTCCCGCTTTTCATGGGCTTTCTTTTTATTTGTTTAACTCTTTTTATTTTAACTACCATGAAGCATTTTCTCCTGTAATCTAACGGCTCTGTTGCCTACTTGAGTGGCCCATTTACTGTCCATCATCTCTTCTCCGGCGGTTTCAAAATCACCTCCTTCTAAAGCGGCTAAAAAACGTTTAAAGTTCTTTAATCTAGGGCAACCTAAGTTAAAGCACATATTAGCAAGAACACGTTGGCGTGTCTCGTTTAACTCTTTCCACCACGGCATGTTCCTGTTTAACTCGTCACAGACAGTGTCTATATCGTCGTGTAAGCATTCTTTAATTCTTTCGTCTGAGACTGGAGTTCCTTCGGGCTGATTAATTTCTGGATCTGTGTCCAAGATTAAATGACCAACGCCAAACGTAAGAAATCCAAGATGATCTGCATAGATTTTATCTACATAACCTTCATCAAGGATAAGTTCTTCTATCAGCTTTTCTTTATCCATTAGGTGTACCATTTCTCTACATCCCAACCGCTAATGGGCCCTGTTATATTGATTGTTACGTTACCGTCAAGTGTTACCGTTACTTCTCCTACAGAAGCCTTTCCTTGCAGTCCTACTTCTTCTTCTGTGGATAAGTTGTACCAATTTGTGCCGTCAAAATACTGTATTGTTTTACGAGTGGTGTTCCATATTATGTCGCCAGCATTAAATAAATGTTTATTACGTTCCGTTTCTGTAAATTGTGGGGTTGCGCTTGGATCAAAGGTGTTGAGACTGAGCTCAACCGTTCTGATCATTTTATTGTAAATATCGGGCTTAACTTCATCAAAAGCAACGGGTAGTTTTGTGTGTAATAGTTTCGTCACTATCTACGACCGCTTGGTTTAATGTCCATACGAGTGTCACCTAACACCCAGCCCACACCTTTTTGTGTATTGGTGTCTGAATTATCGTCATCGGACTCAACTCTAAACGCCATTTGTCGCGCGCGTAGGCGCGTGTCTAATCTTGTTGTTGTGCCCGTTACGTTCTGCGTTGTGTTGGTGGCTAAACTTTCCCCAGGGTAGTTTCTGGTTTTTAAAACAAAGTTGATTGTTTGGTCTGTCCCACCGCTTCCTGTGAATTTAACATCTGGTATGACTCGACTGATTGAAGAAAAGTAGTCCCCGTCTTGAATGTCTAAATCACTGGATTCTATAAAAACGTTAGACATTGCAGAACCATCATCATCATTACCTTGTTCGTGTTGGTACAAGTAATTGGTTGAACTGCTTATACCCGTGGCTCTAGGATACGCAACAAGACCTTCGTCAAGCCATGCAAAACGAGCCAACTCGCCTATGCTCCACGTTTGATCATTGTAATTATACGTTACGTAACGATCTATCTCTGTGCTAGAAGCAGAAGGATAAAACCACCCAACTTCGTTAAATTGTTTGTTTAAAAACCCAAAAACTTTATACGATTGACCTTCATTTATATCACTAAACACGTAACTATGAACACTGCAAGGAACAGGAGCCAGTGTTCCTGAGTAATTATAAAAACCTTTTCTGTCCATCCAAAAAGCCCCACGAGGAGTATTTACAGCTCCTTTTGGGCTAATCAGCCCAACGCCTTCATTTAAAAGTGTTGTGCCAAATGTGTAAGGTGGGCCTATAAATTGTAAGTTGTATATCGAGGTATCTGTCCAAACTAACGTTTCTTGCCCCGCTCTCATTGCTCCTACAATTAAAGACCCGGCAGAAAGTCTAAGAGATCCCGCTGTATTAGTGGATAAAGGTTCCCATTCAACGGCATTTTCTTGGTCACTCCAAGCAATAAGCATAGGGTCAGACGCCGAAGTTCTAACATTACTAGAATTTATTGGGTCTGCTCCAAAACAAACCACGTGTCTGTCTATGTCGCTCACTAATATTTGTAACGCAATTGTAGGAACTAAATTTGCCCCTGTGAGTTCTGTAAAAGGTTTAGCTCTTACACTGGATCCTGCACTTTCATCCCAATAATATATACCCCCTCCACGAACATTCATAAGAAGGTCTTCACCGAAATTATCGTGTGACCATGTCCGTAATTGGTTACTGGAACTTAAAGCAGAAGAACTACCAAACGTACCCGAACCCCAAGTATTTGCACCGTACCCCGTGCTTTGAACATAAACATCAAGACCAACATTTATTTGATAAACCCCGTCCACGCCTGCTCCTCCGTTTCCTGAATCGCTAGAATTTGCGGTAACGGTGTCTCCGTCGGTGTCTTTCGCTGTAAAAGTGTACGTGTTAGCCGAAGGAATTTCGGTTATCTGATATTCTTGGTTTAAAACCGCGGCGGTTACTAGACCGCCTAAAGATACGGCCCCTGCAATAGTAACGAAATCGTTAACCACGCATCCGTGACTTGAGTCTGTGGCTGTTATTGTAGAAGATCCATCAGTTGCTGCAAATACAATACCGTTAGTGGTAGTCGCTCTGATAGGAGTAATGTCATCAAAATTTTCTCCCGTTGAAACGTAATATTTCCAAGTGGTTCCTAATCCTAAGTATTTAGTTCCTTCCGTATCAACCCAACCGTGCAAAGCTCTGCCCGTGCCTAAGTAACTGGTTTCAGTATCTTTTAACCAACCACCTATTTTTTCAGGGCGTCCTTGACGAAAACGTACTAAATTACCATTAAACCAACCGCCTTCGTTACTGTAATCAGTACCTTCACGATTGATTCCTGGTTTGAATGTGTATTTGGCGTATGGCATATTTCATCTTAAAAAACTTGCTCAGCCAGTATGGCCCCAGCACTTAATAATAATGTAACTAAGGTAGCAATAACAAAAAGTTCAAGACGTTTAATACGGTTAATAGTTTCTAGCCAACGCTCTGCACAAACCGCCTCATGGCGTTCTATGTGTGATGCTACCTCCATTACCGTTTTCTTAGCCATTGCCCATCTACTTGTCTTTAGCTTTGCCTATGTTTAAAGCTAAAAAATCAATACCTTTGTACAACTTGCTTAAAAACTTATCTCCTTGCGGAGTGGGGGTCACGGCAGCTACGAGTGATGCTATTGCAACAACAGCGGTTATCCACATAAATATATTTATATATAACATTTAATTTACCTCTTTGGTTTCTT